TTATATATCTCATCCATAATGTAAATATAGTATAAATCCAAATACAAAATAACATATTTATTAACAATAGGATTTTTCTTACTATTCCTTTATACTCTTTTATATATATATATAATCTTTTTTTTTTAAAAATTAAAATATATATAAAATTATACTTTTTTGACCCCCCCCCTATTTCAAAATTGTTTTTTAGGGGGGGGTATAGGAAAAGCTATTTTTTTTACAGATTTATAATCTGTTAAACTATAAATTTTTTAAAACTTCATAATCTCTAAAGGTAAAGTTTGGCATTGGTTTATCCCATAACTTATTCCTATTATCTTTTTTTAGTGCTTCTATAATATCTGTATAGTGCCATCTTTGTCTCGGATGTGGTATTGTATCCATATGTTCTTTAAATTCTTTATCTACTGAAATTTCAAATAATTTATAATTTTCATAATCCCATTTTCTTCCAGCCATTACAATCTACTTTTAATGGTTATACAATTATCATTTTCTTTCCATTCCTTTAATACTTTTAAAAAGTATTCATATTCAATCCCTAATTCATCAGCAGTAACTTTTTTAGGTTGTGTTTGAAACATTAAATAATATTCTATTATTTTTATTTTCTTTAATTGAGTAGGAAAAAATCTTGGAGGCTTTTGCCCAATTAGTACGTCAACATTATTATTATAATAATTTGTAATTCCTTTTTTTGTTCTTGGTTCTATATTAAATCTTTTTAATCTACGATATAAAGTTTCAACAGGAATATTTCTTTTTTGGCTAATTTCTTTTATTGTTATCATTACAAGTACTTTTCTATTTTATTATATTCAATCTCTATAAATTCTTTTGTATCATAAACGTAAATCGATGCAAACCATATATTACCTTTTAAAGTAGATCCAGCTAAACGGCAATCGTAACCTAACTTATTCTTAAACATCTTTGAACCTATTGGAGTTTCTTCTCCTCTGAAGATATAATTACCGCATCTCATTATTTAATTGGTTTTAAAAGTAAAATTCTATCATCGATATAAACATCGAAAAATCCATCATCTTCAAATTTTAGGATAGCTAAATCTTTATTGTATTTTATAATATCTTTTGTTATTGATGCAAGTTCAATATTATTTTTATTTAGTCTTGCATTTTCTAAACTTTCAATCATAGAATTTCTTTCAACAATATGTCTTTCATATTTATGACTCGCTAATAACCAAGTCGGAATATGTATCAATAAATAAATAAATGTAAATATGCAAATTGCAACTCCAATAAGTTCATATAATTCTTTCATACATAAACTTATACCAAATCCTAAAATAGCTAATCCTATAATTAATTGTATCATTTTATTTTTTTTTAATTGTTATTATAATTTAGATTTAAGTTTTTCAATATACAAAGTAGCATCCATTAATTCCTGCTGAAGGTGATTTAGCCATTCTAACATAGTCAAATCATTTCTATCTAATGTTGTACCATATTTTTTTATTCCTACATTAGACCTATCTTTAAATTGGTCTATTACCGATTCAACAATAAAGTCTTTAACTGGTCTTGGTTCAGTACTATTAGTTGTCCATTCCATAACTTCATAAATTTTATCCTTCATACTTTTAGGTTTTAACGGCGATTATCGCCGATATTAATATTGTTCATTAAACTTGGTCCATATTTCTACATCAAATCCATTTACTCTTAACATATCTATTACGTACTGCTGCACTGGAGATATAATACCTTTGGGTTGTTTTACTTCTATAAATTTAATATCACCATCTTTTAGGCACATTAAATCAGGAATACCATTCATTGAAGTTTTGATTAGTTTTACAACTATCCATCCATCTGCCTGGAGCTTCTTTTTAATTTGTGTTTGTATTACCTTCTCTAACATCTATATAAATTTTTAGTTTATGATTTTTTAATTCTAATTTATAATTTTGTTCTTTTAATTCTTCTTTTTCTAATTTTAATTCTTCTTTTTCTAATTTTAATTCTTTTAATTCAATTTGCAATTGATTAATTTTATAATCATTATAATCATTTATATCAGACAATAAAAATAAAATTCCAACTATTAAAATTAATGAAATAAATGATAAGATACCAATTTCAGAAGTAAAAAAATTTATAATATTATCTTTTCTTTTATTCATATTGTAATATTTTTTATTATTTCCATTTGTATAAACACAATTTAATCCTTTTTCTATTGCATTATATTTTTCTTGATAAAATCTTTCTTTATTATTTAATTCTTCAATTTCACATTTTTTTATTATTTCAAATATATGATTATCAACTCCATATTCATTAAATGAATTATATAATTTTGGTTGACTTTTACAAGCATATCTTTTATATTGTTTAAATCTTTTGTCAATGTTTATACTTTGTCCTATATAAACCTTATTATTTGGATTTGTTATTTTATATATTCCTACCATAAGCCAAATGTATATTATAATAATTTCTTAAACAAATTTAATGTGAAGTTTTTTTTATTTAATACTGATTTATAAATAGCGTTTTCAATTCCACCTTTAGCAAATACCCAATAGACATCATTTGAGGATCGTTCCATTGTAGTAAGTCTATCTCTCGACTGCCAGTAAGAAGTAGCACTAAAGTCAATATTGTAATAAACAAGATACTTTGCATTTTTTAAACTTATACCTTCACGTCCGGATACAATTTGTAAAGCTATACATTTAAAAGTATTATTAAACTCATCCAGATCCTCTGTTAAATCACTTCCATAAATGCTTTTTAAGGCATTTAGTTCTTCCTTAAATTTGTAGAAGATAGCAATCTTATTAAATCTAAATCGTTTCTCTATAAACCTTGCTTTACTATAATCAATTACCATAGATGTACCATCTTCAAACTTACAAGTTCCTGATGATAATTGGTGTACTTTCTGCATCAATTTTACTCCAGTATCTCCTAATATCAATCCGCTTTTACCTTGTACAATTTTATCACGTTTTAAACGCTTAATAATATCATAAGTAATATCCTCCATTTGGCACTCTAAAATATGCTCGTTTACTTCGGATGTAAACCCAGCTTGAGCTTGTGTAAAAGTTAGTATAAACGGTTGTACACTTTTTAGTATTAACTGCTCTTTACCATCCTTATAAACTTTAACTCTTGCATATCCAAGATTTTGTTCTGTAACATTAACGTAGTCATTCGCCCATTTGTAGAAGTTAGTATAATGTTTGAATGGACTTTTATCTGTTACCTGCAATTGATGATACCATTGACTAAATGATTCAGGAGTTGGTGTTCCTGATAAAAATATCATTGGAACTTTACTAAACCTTTTACGAATATCCTTCTGATATTTAGATGCTTTTGGAAACGCAGCTAATCCGTGTGCTTCATCAATTATAATCACATCAAAATCATTATCCTCAATTGTATGCAAAGATTCCTTGTTAATAATAGTTAGGTTGTATAAGTACCCAACGTTATCATAATCACTTTTGATTGAGGAAAACGCTTTGATTTTAGTTATGAATAACACACGTTCAGCACCAAAGTTATAAGCAGTTTCTAATGCGGTAATTGTCTTACCTGTTCTAACTTCCATCGATAGGTAAACGAATCCACATTCTTTTAGTATTTTAGTAGCTTTTTTAGCTATTTCGTCTTGATAAGGTCTTAATTCCATATTATAGTGTGTATTTTAAAAAATAATGTGGCTCAAAAGCCTTTCGACTCTACCGAGTGACACCCCGATACTCGCCACATTAAATTACTCTATCAATTTATCAATGTTAATATTATGTTCTTCAAGTATATCTGCAATTCCTTCTGCCATAAACTGAATACCATCAAAGATGTCAGCAGTTTTAAATGAGATTGTTTCAAATTTACGCTCTAACTTTTTACGCAATTGTAGTATATCAAATAAAGCACAAGCCATATCTAATGACTGATTTGCTCTATTAAACTCCATTTGTTCTTCGGGTAAATTAAACTCTAATATTGCTTTCATTCTCCTTGTCCTTTTTTAATTAAATAATACCATAGCCAAATTAATTTTGACCTTATAAACTCGTATGCTAATAACACTAATATATACTTCATAATTTTTAAAATGCTAAATCGTTACTATCTTCTTCTACTTCTCCTATTGTAAACCATTTCATTCCGTTGCTATTACCATCGTCATATTTAAAATCTTTGTATGAGCAGTATTTCTGGATCCAAATTTGAAAACGTTTGTGAGTTAATTTAAATTGTGCAAAATCCGGATAATCACGTTTGAAGTTATCTAAATAAATTTGCTTATCTAATCTAATTCCACTTGGTAAGTTTTCACTATCGTTGGTCCATTCGTCAAACTCTGGAGATGTTGCTGATATAAATTTACGTTTCTTACTATTCTTACTATTTTGAGCAATCAATCCCATACTAAAATATGTCTGTAAACATTCCACCATATAATTGTCAAACTTGTTAAAATCTTCAAAGGACCAGTCATCAAATAACTGCCTTCCAAAATCTTGTTCCGGTGTTAAGTTCTTACCATAAAATTGAGCAATTTCTAACTCGTGCCTTCTTCTATCTTGACTATGCCCATCTCCTTTGATTGCATAGTTAGTGGATATAATTACTTTTGGGGATTCGTGAACATTCAGCTTTATAGCATCCTTGTTTTTGCGTTCCAATGTAATACCTTCAGTTATCAAACTAAAATTATTCTCAAAATCAAATCCCTTTTTAACATCATCAAATACCAGGACTTTAGTTTCTAAAGAGATTGTCTGATATGCAAATGATTTTTTACTATCAAACTGCTTTCCATCAATTATATCGCATCTTCTAATCTGTCCTATTCCTTGCACAAATAAACCTTTACCGGTGCCACCTTCGGGAGATTCAGATATAAGCTCATCATTTAATATTATAGCCTTGTTTTGACTTCTATTTTTATAATTAAGTAATAAATACCCTATTGCACATTCAATAGCAATTGGATCACTATGTGAGATGTTATTTATAAATTGCTTATAGTCGTTATTGTTATCTGTTGAAACTATCCAATCTCTATCTAAAATCTGACTATCCCAAATATACCCATCCATTTCAAAGTATTCCTTCAAAACTGCATCGGATTTAGTTACTTCTAATATACCATTTTTAAAAGGAATAAATGATTTATAAGCAAAATCTTGCATCATTAACAAATCAATCGTTTCGAGCATTATCAAATATTGCTCGGTAAACAAATTGTGATAAGTTGAGCAGTAATTAAACACATCAATTTTACCATTTTCAAGAAGGTAATTAAGAACAAAATCTTTAATCCTGGAGATTGATGACTCCTTTACTTTGTTTTCTTTTACATAAACAAACATAGGCTTATCAGAACCATTTGGATAGTGCTTCGCAAATCCTTTATTTTCTAAAAATAATTTATACTTATGCGAATCAATTTTAATATTATCCTTTTTATCCAAGAACCAAAAATCTTCGTGATCGTGAACTTCCTTTAATTCGTTATAAACATCCTCTTTTATATTGTGCATCCGGATAACCTCATCCTTACCTTTTGACAAATCAACTTTTATCTTATCAATCTTTTGGTAATCTTCAAAAAATTTAGAGTCAAATTGTCGTTTACGATATGCAGATTTAATAGTGTTCTTTACTTCCTGCTCTGAAAAATCCCCAATCACTACATTATTAAAAATATATCCTTGAGCATTATATTCCTGGATTCCATATTCACAAAATGCACCGGCTAAATCAAATATATAAGCATTGCGTTCTCCTTCATTAAATCCCTTTTGCCAATTGAATTTCATTATCTTTTCAATAATCTTATCTTCATCAGTAATTGGAATTAAAGGCACTCGTTCTGAAATAGTAAAACCTTCATCTACTAATTTTGCATCAAATACTTCAGCTTCATAATTTATATATATATTCGGATCGTAAGACTCAAAACATACCCTATCTACATTTGAATTGGCGATGTCAAAATAATCATAATCAAACTCCTTTTGAAATGCCTTAAAGTATTTAGGATGCGTTTCTTTAGTTGCTTCAGGTATTTTTACTACACCTTTTATACCGTTACCGGAAGGAGATATAAAAAGTAAACAAAAATGTTTATTTTGTTTCAAAATTTCCAAATGTTCGTTAATTGCGACAATATCGGGGTATTTGTCAAAATCTACAATCATTAAGCCAGAATGCTTAACTAATCCATTTGAGTTTCGTTCTGTAAATTCCCCTGCAAATAAGATACAAGGGAGTTGTTTTTTTAAATCTTCTCCGTTCCGGATACGTTCTATTAAATCTTTTGACTTACCTAATTTTATTCTATTTACAACCTTTTCAATAGGCACTATAAACGGAACTTCTTTTGACTTTAATAAGTCTTTAAATACTGATATTTGCATTAAAATAGTTTATCTTGTTTAATTACTTTTTTAAATCTTTTTGATGCTTCAATTAAATTTAATTTAGATTGTTTAAAATAGCTATCTTTTAATTCTATTCCTATTGCTTTTCTACCCATTGAAACAGGACTAAAAACTTCACTACCCACTCCCATAAATGGAGTTAAAACAACTTCTCCAGGATTTGAATATAATTCTATTAATCTATCAATAACATCTAATTGTAATGGGTGTACGTGCTTTTCATCATCTTCTTCTTTGCTATCTCTAAATGGTAAAACATTATCAATTCTAATATCATCCCAAACACTCGAAGCGTATCTTTGCCAAACATAGTGATTTAATTTTGTTATTTTATCATCCTCATTAATATTATTTAAATGTTCCCATAATTCCTCCTCATTTAAACTTGAATTATTTGCATTATTCCAAGCTCTTAAAATATTTGGTAATATTGGAACTTCTCCAGCATAATGATTCATTCCAAATGGATGGGTTACTGGAACTTCGTTTTCTCCTTTTTTTGTAAATATTAAAATATAATCAGGCATTGCAGTAAAACACTTTGTACTATCTTCTACTATAAATTTATGCATTAATGATTGAACCATAGTACGCATACGGACTTTTAAAGGTTCTTTCCAAATTGTAATTCTATTACGATATTCAAAACCATATTTAGTATGTATTCTTATTATCTCATTTGGAAAATCCCAAAGTCTACAGGTATTATCAAATACATCAGTACAGTGAACTGCATTAATACGACCATTTTTAGTAATCCTGGACATTTCTTTTACCATAAATTCATATTGTTCTAAAAATTGTTCTTTGCTTTCGCAATTAGAAAAATCATTTTCAGAACTTGAATAATTATATAATCCAGCAAATGGAGGACTATAAACAACTAAATCAATACTTTTTTCTTCAAGTGTTGGAAGTACTGCCATACAATCACCGTTATAGATTGCGTAATTTTCTGTAATAATTTGATCTTTTACCATTGTGTTTAAAATTTAGGTTTAATAATTTCTTTGTTAAATTCTTTTGTAATATTTGTAAAACTCCTATTAACGTTATCCGTTAAATTTTTATGCAATTCTATTGCTTTTTGTGTCTTTTGTTGTAATGCTTCTAAAACTCTTGTTTGACCATCAGATACTACCATATCAATAGTAACATCATTTGTTTGACCAAATCTCCAAAAACGTCTTATAGATTGATAATACTGCTCATAACTCCAGGTAGGAAAAAATACACTATGATTGCAATGCTGCCAATTTAAACCAAATGAAGTCATTTTAGCTTTTGTTATTATTCTTGGTATTTCTCCTTTTGCAAATGCTAATAGTATTTCTTCTTTTCTTTCTATAGATTGAGATCCAATAATTTCAACTGCATTTTTATCTGAATTTTTTAATATACTACTTTCGTTATTTGTATTACACCAATATACAGAAGTTTTATCTTGTGCTAATTCAATAGCTTTCTCGCATCTTTTTTCTTCTGTTTGCTTTTGTTCGTGTCTTACTTCTGTCATTGATTTAGCAATAGGAACAAACATACTCATTTGACCATCTATATCAAATAAACTTTGATTTTCTATTATATGTTTATTAACTATTAAATTTGGTAGTTTATAACGCTCATTACTAAATCCTAAATCACTTGGCATCTTTGCCATAATTGACCATTGATTAACCCAAGCAAAGAAATCCTTTTCAGCGTGAGGCTTAAGATAAAACTTTTCTCCAATATTTCTATTATTACTATCTACTGAATTTTGATTATTTTTAAAAAATTTACCTAACATATCCATATAACCCATATATCCGAGTGCTTCTGATGAAGTTCCTAATTCTATAAAATCATTTGGAGATGGAGTTGCAGTTGATAAAAATCTATAAGGTATTTTTTTAATAAATGCAGTAACTTGATTTTTAATTTTACCATCAAAGTTTTTAAGAATAGAACTTTCATCTAAAATAACTCCTACAAAATCATTTTCATTAAAATAATGTAATCTTTCATAATTACATATAACTATTTTTTTTGTGTGCTTACCGTCTTTTGAATATTCAATATCATCTATTCCTAATTTTTCAGCTTCTAATATAAATTGAAAAGCAACTGCTAAAGGAGTTAATATTAATACATTTTTATTAGTATGGTTAATAATATTTTTAGCTATTGATAATTGTATTAAAGTCTTTCCTAATCCTGTATCTGCAAATATTGCAGTACGACCTTTTTTAATAGCTTTTTCAATAATAAACTTTTGAAAATCAAAAGCAATATCCGGAATATAATTTGCATCAAATCCAAAGTTACCTATTGAATGTTTTTTTTGTTCTAAAAATTTTTGATAATCATTCATATTTTTTTTGTTAGTTAATACTTCTGCAAATATTATAAACTTATTTTAATCTAACTAATTTTTTAACATTTATTTATGATATGTAACTTATAAGTTATTATTATCAAAGGTAAAAAAAAGCCATCCGTTAAGATGGCTTATTAAGGTATTTTTTAGGTGTAGACTAAAACCCTGTTATTAATTAATTTGTTATTAAAATTCTAAATCATCCTCTACTTCAACTAAAATTTCTGAAGCATCTACTTCTTCAACTTTTGTTAAATAAGTCTTTAAATAGGCTTCTAATGTGTCAAAATTGCTATCAGCATCATTAGATTGAGGAACTGTTAACACATCTCCAAGAGTGAATGAAGGAGTAGTGTATTTAACTGCACCCTTTTTACCTTCAATTGCTTTATCAACTACAATCCAAGATGTAGTAAGCTGCTTCTTATTAGCATTTACAAATTCTCCCCATCCTTGAACTGCACTTCCCTTTAGTTGGATGTTTCCAAGTGATCCATCTTCTAACATAATATAGATTGATTTTACATAGTGTCCTCCAGCGTTCTTTGCTTTGTCTTTAATCTCATTATAAAGACCTTTTGCAATCTCACCACCTTTAAACGCTTTTACAATCATTGGTTCTTTTGAAATGAATTTAACTTCATTCGCATATACTCCAGAAGATGAAGCATCATTCCAACCTTTTACCGTATGTAGTTCATCAAGGAATACAAACTTTAAAGGTAATTTAACCTCAATGGTTTTTGATTGTTCTTTGTCATAATACGAAAATTGTTTATCGTTTGACTTCCAATCAAGAAATTTACTCGCAGGATTTTTAGTTGTTCCTGTAAACACTTTTGTTCTATTGCTCATAGCACTTAATTTATTTATGACTTGGAATTGTGATGCCCAAGCCTTGCATCTTTGACAAATGTATTATTTAATCTTCAGTTATCCAAATAAAATTAACAGAAAATATAAAAAATAATAACTGAACCGTATGCTCTGTATCATCATCTCCTTCATCATTGTTATATAAAGCTCCAAACATTAAGCCTTTTATCGGTGCTATTACAACTTCTCCGCCATAATATTTAACTGCTTCCATTCCTATCCATAACATTACTAAAATCGTTGCTGCTATCTGTATCATTTTTCTAATCGTATTAAGTTAATTTTTCTATATACTTCGTTTACTCGTTCTGAATTTAAACCTCTTTTATGATTAAAGTTCATAATTCTTAATATTCTCTGCCAATTTGTAAATTTTTTTTTCATAAGTTTATTTGTATTTTTTGCGTTGGACAACTCATTTTATGTGTGCCATTATATTGATGACAATTACTGCAATATTCCCAGTAGTAATCACATTTACCATTTTTAATTGGTGCTTCACAAAAATAAGATTGATATCTTGGAGTTGGTTCTGCTTTATACCGGTAGCAAGTATTTGCTAATTCGCAATGGTTTCCATTGCACATTGTTATATCTGGCATCACATATCTTTATTAAATTCCCTTCTTAAAATCGTATCAATCTTATTAGTAATATCGTTAAAATATGTACTTCTTTGAATTGGTGCAGTATCTGCTAATACATTATTTAACTCCTCACAAAATCCAATCAAATCGGATTGGTATTTAATCATTCTTTCAGTAGTAGGTTTTAACCTATCTAAACTCTCTAACAATAAACTGCATAAGCAATATAACTTGTGCATCTCCTGGTTCTTACTTTTGGGGTTCATCGTTGCAAGTTATTAGTTATCTTCTCAATGTATGCTTCTTTAATTACAATAGCCTGATTCAATCGTTCTTTTATCAAATCAATCATAACCTCATCTCTTGGCACTTCAATTGTATGATGGAACTCCTCGCCATCAATAACGCAATAGTTAAAGAAATAGGCTTTAGATGAATTACTGCAAAGCATTTGAAACTGCATTTGTGCAATGTATTCCAGATCAATCTTTTCATCAGCTACAATTTTGAAAAACTTAACAGGTCTCGGACATTTAATCTCAAGGATTGCATCTTTACCAACTACACCATCAGGAGAAGCTCCAGCGTGATTTCCATATGGAAACATAAACGCTTCAGATGCTTCAGGATGTTGCTCTTTAAATTTAGCAAATGCATAAGGTTCTAAATCTACACCTCTCTGCATATCTGGTCCTCTATAAGATTCTTCTAATTGACCATATAACTGCTCTATTGCCTTCTCTATTGCATAAGTTTCTCCTGTTTGACCTAATCCTCTTGCTCCTAAAAGTTTGTGGATTGTAGATGCAGTAAATTTACCGTGCCTTGCTTTAAACCATTCGTCACTACGTTGATCGTATGGTAGTGATTCTATTGCTTTTGTTCTATTGCTCATTTGTTAATTTTTTTAATTTTTCTAATAAATATTTCATTTTATCAACTTTGCCAAATAAATTCCAATTAGGGGCAAGTTGATTTAATTCTATTTCTAACTGTTCTATAATTTCTTTCATCGGGTCATATAATACATCATCTTAATTTCGTAATTTATAAACCCCATTCTTTTAGCATATTTTTCAGCTAATTCTTTTGATTTAAAATGTGTAGAAGTAAAATCTCTTTCTTCTCTACAAATAAACCAAGCTTCCGGATAATGTTTTATTTTTGCCATTAGTAGTAAAATTCGTTTATTAAATAATCAATATTTTCTTTGCAGTCATCAACAGTTGAGCAATGTCTTATTGGACAATCACAATCGTTACCGTTGTAATACTCATAACTTAAATATGAATTGCTCTCGTAGTTGTATTCGTTTTTTTGGATAACCCAGCCTTTATATTTCATTTTTTAATTTTTTCGTATGCGTTACACATTTTCTCATTATCGTAGTAGTAAATGGATTGTACTGTTTTTCTCATCCATTTATCAAATCGTTTTATCTCCTTCATTATAAATATTTTTCAAGGATTATTTCTTTGTCTAATTGATCTTGATTTGATAATGAACCAAAAGTAATAAAATTGGATTCAATTTTAGCTAATTGTTTTAATTCATTTATAGCTATATCTAATCTTTTTTGCTGGCTATTTAATATTAGTTCCAACGATTCTATTTGTTGTAGGGTTATTTCGTCCATATCGATATATTATTAAGATTAGACATAGTTTGATCGTAATTTAATACTTCTCTAATTTCTTGAGCATATGCATCCGATTGATTCCAATCTTTTA